CGCTAAGCCCATTTCTGAATAAAAATAGGAAGTGGGCTTTTTTATTTTTAAATATTTCAGTATTATCAGTGTGTTGCTTTAAGTAACACTAAACCTTATTGATCAGCGCAAATATCAAAAAGGGGGAGCTTGCCTACTAGGCAAGCTTTTTAAATTGATGATTTAAACACAATAATCCATTTTAAAGCTCAATAGAAAGATCAAACTTCCATAGCTTTTATTTGTACTAATTTATTGAATATAATCGTCTTTATAATTTTAAAAAATTCCTTAAACTAAAAATGGAAAATTTCTTGTTGCAACATTGTTATAATAGGACTACCTTAAGAAAAATACTTTATAAAAATGAGGAGCTGCTGAAATGACACAGTATCTCATGTTTGCGGAAAATATTTATAACAAAATTAAAGATGAGGAATTATTTTCACATGACTGTATTGAAAATATGAACTTACTTATGACATGTATACGCAGAGAAATTAAGGGAACAGAATTTAAATTAAAATATAATTTTATTGATTTTGTTGAATTGTTTAGTAAACAATTAGATGAATGTAAAGTAAAAATAGATGTGAGTTTGATTCCTCCTCATAATTCAGAAGGTGAGTATATTTTATGGTTAGCTGGATTAATCGAAAAAATTACTGAAGGTGGACCTAAACCACCTCCGCCTATAAAGAAATTTATTCCAGAGTATATGAGCTTCAAATCTGAATTAGATTTTTTACCCTTAAATGAGGAAAAAATTCAAACCGAAGGTAAAGAAATTACGGATTACTTTAATTCAAAGCTTTATAAGGCAACTTTTAAGAAGTAATACTATATTGCCTGTGAGTTTAGCCACCGCCTTAGGGCGGTTTTTTTATGGGTGAGAATAATGGATTCTACAGAATACTTTTGGCTTACTCGGAAAAAAGAACCTAAAACCAAGCCTAAATCCAGACCGCTACCTAAAGCTACTCAAAAGTACTTAGAGGCAGAGGAAGAATTTACTGAAGCTTTAGACAATCTGGAAATTAAGTACGAAAAGAAATTCCAGTTTAAGTCTACTAAGCATTGGCGTTTTGATTTTCATTTAATTGAACATCACATATTAGTTGAAATTGCTGGTGGCCCTTGGTCTGGTGGTCGAAAGGGTAAGCTAAAAAACAAAGCTTGGAGTCTTGATCGTTACGATGTGGCTGAAGAGATGGGTTACACAGTAATTCGCATAGAGGCAGCACCAAGATTTAAGATTAATGAATCTGGTCCATTACAGATCCAAGCTCATTTCGCTAGCCAATGGCTTAAAAATTTAAAGAGGCAAATATTTAATGGATCAGATCAGACCATTTCCTCCAACTGATTTTATTGATCAAGCTGAAGAAGAGGAAGCAATTCGTTTAATACCGGCTCCAGACCTAAAAAAATGGGTTGTGGCTAATTACTTAACGATTGGTGGGCCTCTTTATAATCCAGATCATGATCATATTGCTGAGTTACTTCATGATAATGAAGAGTTCTTGGCATTTGCTTGGGCCTCTTCTGCATATAAAAGCAAGCAGGCGATGGTACTGGGGCAGTGTGAAAAAGTAATGTTTAACGTCGGTGGCTGGCGTAAAGCTAGACAAGAGCAACAGATGCGTGACTGGTTCGGCTTTGTGCCAACATACTTAATAACTGTCGACGCTTCTTTCTGTGAGCGTGCAAACGATACAGAGTTCTGTTACTTGCTTGAACATGAGCTTTATCACATTGGTGTGATGAAGGACGAAGACGGCGAAATCATTTATAGCGATAGTACGGGGCTGCCTAAGCATTACTTAGCTGGTCATGATGTAGAAGAATTTGTTGGCGTGGTTAAACGGTGGGGACCAAGTAAGAATGTTAAGCGACTTATTGAAGTCGCAAAAAATCCGCCGTTTGTTTCGAATCTTGATATTTCAAAATGCTGCGGAAACTGCGTAATCAACTGAGCCGAATGGCTCTTTTTTTTGCCTTCTTTGCTAGACGTAGCTAGACAAAGGTGGGGGTATGGCTGCACTTAAAGAACAGGTAAAAATATTTATTGTTCAAGCGCTTGCCTGCATGGATACCCCTCAACAGGTAGCTAATGCTGTCAAGCAAGAATTTAACATTGAGATTGATCGAAAACAGGTACAACTTTATGACCCGACAAAAGCGGCAGGAAAGAATTTAAGTAAGAAATATAAAGACCTTTTTCATAAAACCCGAGAGGACTTTAAAAAGAATGTTTATGACATCCCTTTAGCTAATAAAGCCTATCGGCTTAAAGAACTTCAGAAGATTTATGAAGACTGGAAGAACAACAGGCTTATGAAGCAAGGGGTTATTAAACAGGTTCGGGAAGAAATGCAGGGTTATGACCTGATGTTATTAAATCTTGAGTTAAAGCAACTTGAGATTGAAAAGTTAAGAGAGGGTGAAGGTGATGAAGATCCAACACCAGTCAAGGTAACTATTCAAGTTGTGGATGCGAGTAAAAAAGATGCCGAACATCAATCCGACACTGAATGTACCTCAGGCTAATTTTTTGCAGATGGAAAAGAAGTTCCGCGCATTTGTCGCTGGCTTTGGATCGGGAAAGACTTGGGTTGGATGCTCCAGTTTATGCAACAAAGCTTGGGAATTCCCTAAAGTACCTTTGGGTTATTTTGCTCCAACTTACCCGCAGATTCGCGACATTTTCTTTCCAACTATTGAAGAGGTTGCTTTCGATTGGGGGCTTAAAACTAAGGTTTATGAAACCAATAAAGAGGTGGATATCTATTATGGTCGGCAATATCGAACGACAATCATTTGCCGGTCTATGGAGAAACCAGCAACAATTGTAGGTTTTAAAATTGGCCACGCCTTGATTGATGAACTTGATGTTATGGCCAAGGTCAAAGCTCAACAGGCTTGGCGTAAGATCATCGCACGTATGCGTTATAAGCAAGCTGGTTTGCTCAACGGTATTGATGTGGCCACTACACCTGAAGGTTTTAAGTTTACATACGAGCAATTTGTTAAAGAGGCAAATAAATCAGAGGCTAAGCGTAAGCTATATGGAATGATTCAAGCTTCAACTTATGACAATGAAGCTAATCTTCCAGATGACTACATATCATCACTTTATGAGTCTTATCCGCCGCAATTAATTTCAGCTTATTTAAGAGGGCAGTTTGTCAATTTAACCAGCGGTGCTGTTTACCCCGACTTTGATCGAGTTCTAAACCACACGGATGAAGAAATTAAGAAAGGTGAGCCTTTACTCATTGGTATGGATTTTAACGTGCTTAAAATGGCTGCTGTGGTTTATGTCATTCGAGAAGGGAAGCCAAGAGCTTTAGATGAACTGGTTGGCGTGAGAGATACACCGACGATGTGTCAATTGATTAATGAGCGCTTTCCAGATCACGATATTACCGTGATTCCAGATGCTTCAGGTCAGGCAACATCTTCAAAGAACTTCAGTGAATCAGATCATGCAATCTTAAAGAAAAATGGATTCAAAGTTGAAGTGAATGGTGTGAATCCCGGAATTAAAGATCGTATTACTGCTGTTAATGCACAAATCCTAAATGCTGAGGGTGAACGACACTTAAAAGTGAACACAAATAAGTGCCCTAACTTTACGGCTACTTTAGAACAGCAAGTCTATGATGATTTTGGAATGCCAGATAAAAGCGCTGGTTTGGACCACGTTGGCGATGCTGGTGGATATCCAATAGCCAAGAGATTCCCGATCATCATTCAGAAAGTATTTAAACGGCGCACAATCGCTGGTTTTTCCCGTTAAACAACGCACCTTTTCAGGTGCTTTTTTATTGGTGTTTTTATGGCAGTTACTGATAAACATCCGCAGTATATTGCTGCACAAAAAAGCTGGTTGATTATGCGTGACGCCGTTGCTGGTGAAGAGCAGATCAAACAGGCACAAACAAAGTACCTAGCTAAATCGGCCGGAATGATTGAGGCTGAAAAGCAAGGTGATACGACTGGAGAGATTTATAAGGCCTATCTAAGTCGAGCTCAGTATCCGCTATGGGTTCAGGACGCATTACGCACAATGATCGGGTTAGTTTCAAAGCTTGAGCCGAATATTGTGATTGAAAGTTCTCTACTTAAAGGATTGATAGAGAATGCAACAAATGACGGTTTTGGGCTTAAACAGCTCTTTATTCGCATTTGTTCAGAGTTGCTAGAGTTTGGGCGCTGTGGGCTGCTTGTCGATGTTGATGCTAACGGAGTGCCATATTTCGCCTTATATGATGCGTTATCTATTATCAACTGGAAGGAAAACAGTATCGGTGGTCGTAAAGATCTAAAACTGTTAGTGCTCGAGGAGCAATTTGATAATAGTGAAGATGAATTCGGGCACGAAACTAAAACGGTTCACCGCGTTCTATCTATGGATGATGGAGCATTAGCGGTCCGATTGTTCGATGGTTCAAATGTGGAGGATAAAACTCCCGATCTCGGCGGTAATCAACTTTCTTTCACACCATTTGTTTTCTGCGGTGCCACTAGTAATTCTCCCCAAGTTGGTACGGTACCATTACTCACCATGGCAAAAGCAGCACTCAAGTATTACCAGCTCAGCGCGGACTACTTTCAGTCACTTCACCATACAGCTCATCCTCAGCCATGGATTAACGGACTTGAGGGTGATGAAGATATTAGCGTTACTGGTGTTATGGCTGTCTGGAGTCTTCCTCCAAATTCACAATGTGGTTATTTAGAAATTTCAGGTAACGGCATTGAACTCACTAAAAAGGAAATGGATGCGCAAAAAAATTCAGCATTAGAAGCTGGGGCTAAAGTAGTTGATACCAATACACAGGAATCAGGTGAAGCGCGCCGTGCACGGCAAGACGATCAGCAAGCAAGTCTTCACAGTATCGTGATGTGTGCAGCTGCAGCAATTGAACAAGCCATTAAGTATGCAGCGCAGTGGTTAAAGCTGGATTCGACAAAATATTCATTTACGGTTGAACCTGAGTTTATTGTGCAGGTCACGGATATTAATCTTGCAAAACAGCTTTATGAGGGTGCTATTTCAGGGAAAAACTCTTTCCGCACATATTGGGAATACCTGATGACAGGTAAATTACCAGCTCACGACTATCAGGAAGAAGTGAAGCGGGTAGAAATAGAGCGAGATAACACTCCTTTGTAGAGGTGATGTATGGCTTCAAAAGAAGATAAATCATTGATTGAAGTACTTACCCAACATCAGGCGTACTTATATCGGGTGTCTTCTCAATCTGTTAATGAGCTACTAAAAATCTTTAATGATGAGTCAATATTAATGTTGGCAAAGCTTCGGGATTTGCTTGATGAATTAAATGATTCTGAAAAGATGGCTCTAGCAAGTGGACAGTACACAACGTCAAATCTGAAGGAAGTTCGTGATCTGATTGCTCAGTGGTTTACTGCAATAAACACTGCATTACCTGAAGCTTTCGCTGTTTCTGCTACTGCCTTGGCTGTTTATGAAGCCAATTACATGGCGAAGCTATATGGCGGCAAGATCAAAAAACCAAATGGTGAAAAGCTATATGCAGCAGCTAAAAAAATACCATTGGTAGGTGGGGCTCTTGTTGATGATCTGCTATCAAGAATTGCTGAAAATGCCCGCCAAAAGGTTGAGTATGCAATTCGGGATGGCATTAACTCAGGTAAAACAAATCAGGAAATAGTTCAGCGTATTCGCGGAACCAAGCGCCTTAATTATGAGGATGGGCTTTTAAGTAGCTCTAAGACGGATATTGAACGTACCGTAAGAACAGTTCGTAGTCATGTTGCTAATCAAACGTATTTAGATACTTTCAAACAGTTAGGTTTTGAGTATGTTCGTTTTATTAGTGTATTGGATGGAAGAACATCAAAACTTTGTGCATCTCTTGATGGATCTGTTTGGGAAATAAACGACCCAGCTAAGCGTGTACCGCCATTACATCCTCATTGCCGCAGTATTCTGGTACCAGTCGAGAAAGATGGTCGACTTGCTGGAGAGCGTCCATTTGTAATGGATGAGCGCAAAGTAAAGGACATCCCGAAAGATGAGCGCAGCCAATTAATAGGGCAATTGGATGCAAACACCACATTCAAAGAGTTCTTTAAGAAAACAGATGATTTCTTTCAAAAGGAGTGGCTAGGGCCAAAGAGGTACAAACTTTATAAAGAAGGGAAATTTGATCTTGAAAAGTTCTTTGATCCTGAAGGCCGTTTATATAGCTTAGATGATTTGAGAAAGGTGGATGAAAAAGCTTTTAAAAAGTTGGGTCTGTAATTTTTCTTATGTTATATTTTTTAAAACATCAGAATTTATACAATATGAAAACAATAGCTT